GGGGCGAGGGATTCGAGATAGGTCCGGAAGGGACACTAGTCAGATCGATCACCCGGGAAACCAACTCATCCAGAGGAAGGTCACCGACGACGTCGGGATCCAACTCCGGGCCCACAATGGAGTTCACCAGGATACCATTGGAAAAGGGAGCCTTCTCCAGGCCGATGGCGAGGGGGGAGGGACGGATGGAGGAAGTGTCAATGAAGAGTTCATAGCCCTCCGGAAGAGGTGTTCCGGCGGGATAGAACTCGACATGGACTCTACGGCGGCGGTTTCCGAGAGAGGAGACCGATGGGGTAGACGACTCCAGTATGAGTAGGGAGGGGAGCGAAAAATCGGACTCCTGACCCTCATACGAGGCAATGGCAGACTGCCAGAGCGCTTCCGCGAGGCGACGCTGCTCGAGGGAGAATCGAGGCTCGACACCTTCAGGGACGATGAATCCAAGGCCACCTTTTAACGGGTGAGCAAAGAGATTCAAGGTGATCCCCCCAAAGAAAGTCTGACGGCGTATATCCTCACGATGATAGTGAAGGAAGTACCCATGAGCTTTCGCGGGGTTCATCGCCAAAACGGCGGAACGACGATGCCACTCCGAAAGAGGAAGGGAGCGGGTCGTGTCCCGGCCGGTCAGCTTCGCTTGGCCAGTTAACAGGCCGACATTCATGAACCCAAGGGAGTTCACGAACGGGGCCTGGTTCACATGCCAGGGAGTGGTTGATTCTTCCATATCCGCCCAAGACTGAGCGGACCAGAATGCAAAAGGGGTCAAAGGCCACTGGAACTCAATAGGTGTGGAGTTCACAGTGAGGAAACGCGGATGGAAAAAGTTCTTACCGACCGACTTCGTAAAGCCGACAAGTCCGATGGTACTAGACCACTTCTCATAATGAGAGGAACTTGCAAGGAAGAGGATATCATCTCCGTTGATAGCAACGGGAAGAGATCTCATCATCCGAAACGAGTGAAGAACCTGAGTCCGGTGTCCACTCTCTAGGGATAGAATATATGCAAAGAGATTTGCCATACAAAGTATCGGGAAAGAGAGTTTTGAGCCCATCAATTGACCATTCCGTTGGAGAACGGGATCAACCATGGATCCTGGGGGATAGGTGATAAGCTGCTCCGTCAAGATTGAACGGAGCTTCTCACGATAGCGCCCAATGGGTTGGTCATCGACCGAATTAAGAACCTCATCGATGAAAATCTTTGAGATGTTAATATTAAGCCCATCGGTAGCAGCGGAGTAATCACCTGATACCCAAGAATCGGTTCGGGAGCCCCCAGCGTCAAGATGACGGGCAGCAATCTCTCCAATATAATCATCAGTCACGGGAGTTCCTATGAGGTGGAACACCGGCATTGACTGGAGATATCTCCAAAGGGATTGCTGGAGGGGGGTGGTGACATGAGTCAATAGCCCATCCATGGCTGTCACCATACGAACCTTAAGGGGTTCCAGGATGGGGGCGACACGGCAGATCGGAATCTCCAAGAGATCAAGATCGCCGGTGGTATATCCGAGAGGGATCAACGTATCCACGACGGCGGTTTGAACCGCAGCCGGTAGATAGACGAGGGCATCGGTTGGCTTATGCCGACGCAACTCATCCTCCCAC